CCTGAACACTGACGCTAGGTTCATCAGGATGTTGTACGCATCATCAGCTTGCTGGCTGTTGATGTTGCATGAGAAACGCGGCTCTACCCCACCGTTCCCCTGACCATTGTCCACAAGTTCATCGCAATACTGGGCGATCTGATATATTGTCCATTTGTCCACGAACTCTGTCTGAATGAAGTCTCCCAGTCCGTAGCGCGAATTGGTGAGGATGTCATAGAATATCCATGCTGGATTGTCCGTCCAAACACCACTCTGGAAGTTGCCGTACCATATGGTAGGATAGCTCGCCGGGGTGATGGGTAGCACACCTTGTGTTTCGAAGGTGAGTGTCGCGTTGACTTCGGCGCTTGTGGGGTCTTGATTGACTCCGAAACCGAATACGGGTCCCGTGCTGTTTATGTAGTTGCTCACCACCGAACCGGTCTGCAAGCCGGGACCCGATACCGGCATGCCAATGACGATACCGGCTAGCTGGGCGGCATTCTGGGGACGCATCCTGATATTGCGATTGCCCGAATCCATGTCGCACTGCTTCGTAAACGTAACATTCTGGGTGTACTGTGTCGGGGTATATCCAGACGGTACGTTAATCAACAATCCGTTCATCAGATAGGACCGAACGGGTATCTGTGAGAACTGGTCCGCGTCTATGAACGTGCCGACGAGCACGCTGTTGGGGTAGTTGAGAGAACTGGACGATATCACCCCAATGGAGTCAACGTATAGGCTGTTGGCCGTATTGGTTGAGTCCACGTCCTGATCCACCTTCTTGATCTGTACGTTCCATTGATAAAATGACGACGCCGGATTCGTCTTGGGCAGCACGTAGTTGGTCGAGTACAGGTAGGGATTCGTACACTTGCCTTGTATCATTACGTCGTCTACTTGCACGTATGGACCATTGTTCAGAGAGATGTTGACAGTGTATTCGACATTGAAGCCGTTTGTGTTGCCGTTGTCGTCTACCGTGTAGAGGGCAGGTATACGGACGGTCACTCTGATAGAGTTGGCGTCTGGATACATCGACGTGTTGAACACAACGGTGACGTTCTTCTGATTGCCCGCGCCAGTCGGCGGATAAGTCACTTGTGTGTCGGAGCTTAGAGCTACGATGTTCTCAACAACGTCAAATCCCGGCATTGCTAATTGGCCAGTGGTGCCTAGAGTATAGGAGACTGAGAAGCCTTGTCCTGACACGTTGAAGTTGTAGCTTCCATCGAGATTGCGCACTGGTACGTTGTCGTAGTAGGTGGAAACTAGAGGGTCGTTTCCATACGTTCCGCTCTGTACAACGAATCCGCCAATCGGTCCTTCGCAAAGCAGATCGAGGATGTTAAGCGACGGGTTCGCTATGAGGCTGTTGGGTGCTTCTTGTGGGCCGGAGGCCATGGGTTAGTTAAACAGCTCCGGTTCTGTGTCTGGATCGTAAGGAACGAAACCGCCGGGCGCGGGTATGGATGGGTTCGTTATTTCGCCGGGATCGTATTGAGTTCCGCCTCCCGGCAACTGGGTCTGATTTACATCTCCAACGATTCCCTGTCCACCACCATTGATAGTTCCAGTGAAGTCGGCGGCATTCTGTGCGCTGAACGATACACAGATAGGGATGGGGGAGATGAGATATCTTCCGTAGAATACTGGTACCGCGCTCCCCTGATAGGCGGTCGAGGCGTTACCTTGGAAGTTGAAGGATTGGAGTTGCTGATTCTGCTTGGGAGCGCTGGTGAGAAGCTGGGTAATGCCACCAAACACGAGGGATGCTCCGAATCCGATAAGGACGTTGCCGCCACCTCCCGTATAATAATCTATGATCGCGCCGACGATGATCAAGATTACACCCGCGATGATCTTGAACCATCCGCTGTTGCGACCCTTGATGGCTGGTAGCACATAGATGTCACTCTGGCCACTGCGACTCTTCAATTCGTCTTTTCCAATGGAACCCTCCTTGGTCTTGCTGCCAATGCAGATGTGATACTCCTTGGACGTGTCCTTGGAAAGATAACGACGAAAGCCACCTTTGGTGTTAATGTCGATTGCGCGCAGCGCTTCGGCGGGGCTAGCCACGTTGAGCCGCCACTCCTTGCCAAAGAGGATACCGAGCCTGCCACCGAGATGTACCGTGATTTCCGCCATACCGTTCCTTACCCCCATGTTACACTGAAACGACCATCGTTTTGTGACGAAGGATGTGAGAAAGACGCTCTATATAACCCCCGCTTAATAGCTCGATCTTGGATAGCATGTTGAGAGGGTGGTGGAACATGCGCTGGTTGCCAAGGAAGATGGACATGTGTTGGGGACAACGGGGTGAGATGTCGAATAGCATGATGTCGTGCGGCTGGATCGTGGCGGTTGGCGGCAAGAGTATAAATCTCTCATCTCCAAAGTGATCCATTATTGCCAAGGAGCGGGTAGGTCCGAAGGTGTCGTCTCTGTCATAGTCGTGCAAATGCAGTCCAAGGGTCTCGCGATAGTAATGCCGTGTCGCGCCGTAGCAGTCGTCGAATCCCCAGTAAAAGGGGCGACCTTCTAGCTTAACGTGATAGTCCGGCGGTAGGTATTCTGACCATTCTCCGCTGGCCACGTCATATAGATAGAAGGGCAATACGGCCTCATCTGCGTAGTGAAGGTCTGCCTCGCTGAAGCTTGCGGGTCCGGTTGGGTGGGAGTGGTAGACCGCCATGACAGTACCAAGCTTTATACACTCCAGATAATCGTCCTGAGATATGCTGAAGTCTTCGATGGGGGTCGTCGCGATGTTTCGACAGGGGTAGAGCTTCACCTCGTTTTGAGTCGCATACATGAAACCGCATATCTCTTCGGACGAAGCTTTGGCCATCTCTATGATGGACGACTTTAGCTTGGTGTTCATGACGTAAGTGATTGACGTTGAGAAATATATGGTGCCTGCGCAATTCCGGGGAAGAACCCTCCCCTTATCGTTTGCGGCGCTGGGAATCTGAGTTTGCATCCCGCGATGGATTTTGCGCAAGCGTCCTGTGCCCAGTTGGTCGGACTGTTGATGGGAGACTGTGCATTACCCCCAGTGCCATTGACTAAGCATACGTAGTAGATTGGTATCCCTGCAAACTGCGGCAGATTGCTAAAGATGGTAACGTAATCTCCGGCGTTGTAACCGGTACCCACATCCCAATTGCCGCGATTATTGAGTGTGAGTCCATAACCTCCTGCGCCAAAAGGCTTGTTGTTCTTGTCGGAGATCGGCACACCACTGTAAGAGCATGAGAGTGGATCGCGATACTTCCATCCGCATACGTTTGACAGCATCTGACGACGTGGTAGCTTGAGCCCCTCGGTATCAAAGAGGGAGGCTAGCTCCCATTCGACCATCTGCTGATTCTCCTGCGTCTTGCGGTTTACGTACCATATCTCCTGTGGGTAGGCGGCGGTAGGATCGGGAGTACCCCATGGATTTTGTCCATTGGACCAGTTGGCTCCATCAAGGAATCGAGCGAACACGCGCTGTCTGATGAACATCGCGCCGATCAGATTCTGGTTGTTGAGGAGGAGTTGTGATACGTATCCGTTGATGTTGGATGCCGATAGCGTTGGTCGCACGGGCTTACCGGTGCCATCAAATCCGAACTTGGCGGACAGGATGGGGAATGGTGCATAGGTTACACCATTAAAAATGATGGGCTGATACGATGAGGAAACCATATCACAGAACTGGAAAACTTCCTGCATGCCGATTGCCGCGCCGTTAAGTTGATATAGAGATACCAAGGTTGAGGGCGTGAATCTTAGACTTTCGATTTGATTCAGTTGTTGGCTCATGATGCGAACTCCCATCTGAAGCCGTGGTACAGCTCAGATTTTTTTTGTCCTCTACAACATTTAGTCACGGATTGAAGATTATATCCAAGTTCTTTCGCGATCTGCTTCATTGATGCCCATGTTTTGATAAGATTTCCATTTACATCTAACTGCTTAACGCTTTCCTTGAAAAGATGCTTATGTATTGCGCGTCCATCATTATACGCTCGTGGTTTAAACCCGCATGTATCATATTCCTCTTTACGACACCAATAAAATCCACAACATGAAGACGTTATCTTGCGACATGCGTTGCCCAATGCCACATCAGAACATCCAATGATCTTAGCCGCAACCTTGCCAGAAGGAAACTCTGCTATCACCTTCAGCGTATCCATATCGATTTGGTATACGATTTTGCTATGGAGTTTTACATTTTCGTCTCGCCATGCCAATGAAGTCTCGCGCAGTTTGTTTTTGTGTTGATCTGATAACCTAATTCCCAAGCATGATCCGGCAGTCTTAGATACATTATATCCTATTGTCTTATCATACGAGCGATAATAATCTATCCAATATTGCTCTCTAGCCAAAATAATCTTCTTGAATGTGGATTTATTATTTCTATCTCCATCAACCCATTCTAAAATCTCGAACTGAAAACTCTTGAATCCGTGTTTGCGTATGGCTAATCCTATAGCGCGGGTATCTGGTATTTCTGCACGTGTCTCATATGTTTTATACTGATAAAATCTTTTGTTGAAGTTCATCGCGCTACCCACGTATATTTTATCATTCACATTACAAACGATCTTATATATCGCGGACATATTGTGCTTGATATAGTGGGGATGATTTCTTTCGTCGAATATCATATACCTTTTGTTTTATCTAATTAAAAATCGAACACGCGCCTTACCTGAATCGATATGTCATTCAGATTAAAGCTTTTGGATTGCACTTTACAACCAGCGGCGGTAATATATTTTGCATTCGGCTGGTTGTCGAACGCCGGGTCCGTGATCATGATACTGAATGAAAACACACCAGCCATCGTCTGAGTGAAGTGCCGGATCGCGCGCATCTCCTTAGACGAGCGGTCGAGGAATGCCAGCGACCACACGTCGACGTTGGGGTTGATGGAAGCGGCCTGCCTCTGCTCATACCCCTGCTCAAACTGTGCGTTAATCGTGTTCTGCTGCACCTCAAGCTGGGTAGAGTAGCTGGGTATGAACATGAACCCGGTTGTCCACGCTTGATTGATCGTGGAAGCTATCGTTCCGTTTGATGTCTGCGGCACATAATCATATCCGGCGCTCAGATATGTCACTATGCCGCTGCCGCCATTAAGTATCATGCCGTTGTAGTTGGCCGATGCGTCCACGCCCACCGCCGTGGATATGATGCTGCCCGGCCCGAATGCGGGACCTGTGGTGTGGGGAAAAAGCAGCGTGACCACATCCTGCGACCTTGAGTAGCCCGTGATGTTGTAGGAGAACGTAACGTTGGGTTCGTTGTTGAGGTTCGTGCCGATACCAGCAAGCGTGCTGTAGTACTGCGTAGTGTCGAATATCGACAGGCCGCCCGCAATGTCGAACTGGCTGTATGGTTGACTGCTTGCCCACGGGCTGAAGGATAGTGATGTGTAGGCCATGGGTTAGCTCTGTGTGGACGGGAAGAAGCGGCGCTGACTTGAGAAGAACCCGCCGTCTCGGCTCTCGTCTTGTATCACCTTGCGGGCTGTCGCCTCCATTTGGTCGCTCAGTTTCTTGGCGAATGCAGCACTCTGCACGTCGCCTTGGCCACCGCTGCTCTGCGTGTTGGAGGCAACGTTTCCGTTCCCGTAGTTGTGGATTGTGATTGAGGTGCTAACCTGTGGTGCCGCGCCACCGCCAGACGATGCTACTGGAGCAATACCGCCTGCGATGCCACCCGCCGCGTATCCCGGCATAGAGAGGATTGGTCCGCCATCACTATTGCCGCTGTAGTTGGTCGCGCTGATCGCTTGGCCGCCGTAGTTGATGACGCGGTAGCCGCCGTTGCCGTCCGCCTGAAGGAAGGCCGAGCCGCCCTTGACGCCGCCACCACCCGGCTGGTTGGTAGGAGCGTCTTGGGGATTCAGGAACTCGTTCTGTTGGTAGTTGCGGATGCGTGTTGCGTTGGCCGTGGTCTGTGCGGTATCAAGCAGGCCGGGGGATTGGTTTAGCCAACCCATGACGAGCTTAAGCGCCAAGGCGAGAGCGCCACTGTAGATGCTGCCGAAATTCATACCTGCACTACTGCTTGCCGCATCGGCAGTGTCGCTACTATCACCGAAGTCGCCACCGCCAAAATCACCACCGGTAAGACTGCCATCGGTGGAGTCACCAGCAGAGTCAAAATCTCCAAAAGCACCACCGCCGTCGTCGAAGCCTATGCGTCCGCCCATCGCTCTTCCGTTCACTAGGGATTGCAGGTTGCCCGCGCCGTAGCGCTGGACCGCGCTCTTCTTGAGGATGTAGCTACCCTGCGGGAGAGATGCTGGCACGTCGTCCTTCATTCCTGATCCGCCATGGACCAAGCCGCCGCCAGCGTAGCCCTTGTTGATCATCCCAAGCTTGTCATATCCAATGGACTTGGCGGCGGAGGGACTGACATAGAACTCGCCACCGGTAAGCATAGCGGGGACTTGGCCGCCCTTTGCGAAGCCGATGATACCGCCCATTGCATTGCCGCTGGGGGTGCTACTACTGTTACCACCGAAAAGACTGCCAAGTGTACTACTGATTGCGTTTCCAAACGAGCTGTTGCTGATCGCGCCTTGGGACCCAAACAGGCCATTGATCAATCCTTTGAAGGCTTGATCGGCGAATGCCTTGGAAGCATCTGCCGTGATACCAGCGACGAAGGATTTGAATGCCTTGCCCGCGCGCTCTGACCCCGTGGCAAAGCGGTCCCATGCCGAGTCGAAGCTGGAGGTAATTCCGTTGGCCACCTCAGTACTTACGGTGCCAAGGTCCTTGATCTGTTCGGCGTAACTGTCAGCCACCTTTGTAAATCCTGCA